AAAAGATCTTGGGTTAGGTCAACTAGATACAAGGGATCGCAGGCAGTCAACGATTCAGTGACTTCACCGTGTGCAGGCCTTATCTCCATGGCTGGCCATTGCCAGCTGGCATGTCCTCTAACTCTATTGCAAAAGAAGTCAAAGGTTTCTTCTTCGTATAGCAGTTTCTTAAAACTATGACGGTCTAAGATATAGTCAGCAGTGTCATTGATGCCTTCTTGATACATGGTCATACTCTTGGCATAGTATGGCTGTTCAATGTCAGCAACAAACTTGGTCAGTTCTTTTTTAAAAGTCTGCAGATCAGTGTTGATAGTTTCCAGTGTATTCAGTACTAGTTTTTTATTGGTACCTACACGTTGTTTGATATTTTCAAAATCAATCTGTTGAACCGACAGGTCAGTTTCTACGTGCTGAAGCAGACGTTCTATCTCATCTGTGACATGGTTCACAGACAAGCCGTCTACCATGTGTTTGTAAGTAATAAGTCTGCTGAGTTTCATTCGAATGTAAACAAGGATTGAAAAGTGTTGTTGGTATTTGTTTCACTGGCAAGATCCCAGTTCAGCACTCCCAGCAAGTTTTCGATTTTTTGATCTACCACAGTGGCTTCCATTTCGCCATCATCAAATGGCAGTTCTTTAAACCATTGTGGCAAGTGCATCTCATCTGTGGGATAGCCGATTGAAGTCCATCCCAAGGCATTGCTTTTGAGTTTGCACACAATGGTCTTCATGCCATCAACAATTTGTAATGAGTAGTTGTCGCTGTTCATCTTGCGCATGTTGTTCCAGTTCATAGCCGCACGTACATGTCCAGGCATGTTGGCTTTGCCTTCGCGCTCTTCTTTCTTGGCATACGTGGTAAGATTGTTTACACGTTTGGGACTACCTTTTTCCCAACCTGGTCTCTCTTTGAACTCGTACTTGAACTCTCTAATACGCTCAATGATTTCTTCACGTTGACTACCATTGAGCACACGTTCCAACAAGTCCCACAGGAAGTCCTGAATGACTTTGGGTGTGTCAGATCTCTTTAAATCCAAGCCCATGGCTTTGATTGATCCTGTTTTTCCATCGATGTCCTTGCGTTTGCCTTCTTTGTCATAGATGTTGACAGCATAACGTTTCTTGGTAATAAACAAACTGCGACCTGCTACAAGTTCACGACCGCCTTTGATGATCGACCCCATGTCTCTTGGACAATGAAATGCCTGTTCCATGAAGCCTGGAAAACTCTGATTGACTTGGTCAGCGATTGAATCATAGAGCTTGACACAGATTTCCTTGCTCCACTCCATGTTTCCTTGCTCAACTTCTTTTTTCAGCACTGGCCAAGCACTGAAGTACACAGAATCTGTATCACCGTAGATGATTGATTCACCCACATGATCGTATTTTCCAGTGATACATTCGTTTACAAATGCATCCATGTGGAATGCGATCGCACGACCAGTAAGAGTAGTAGACTGACCAATACGCTTATCGAAAAATCTGCAACCAGGGTTAAGAATAGCACCATATAATGAGTTTAAGTTAATTTTTTTGACTAGCTGCCGTTTGTCCCAAAACTCTTGATCAGCTTTGGTTGTGGCTTCTTTTAGTCGGGCCTGTAGTTCTTTGCGTTCACGATACCACCGAGCTAGTAGGCCTGGAATAACACCTTCTTTTTCGTAAGTAAAAATAGTGCCATTGGCTGAAAGTATCCAAGGATGATTGGAGTTGAATACAATATCCCAGATTTCAGCTGCCGAGTGTACAGTTTCCTCTCCGTCTTGCCAATCTATGGTGATCTCTGTGCCCGGCTTTTGTTCCATCACTGCTGTGTATTCAAGACTACCAAACAAACCTTCCCAGGCAGCGGCAAAGCTAGATCCAGAGTTCATTTTGTCTCGGATATACCTATCGGTCATTATTGGCCGGAGTTGTCCAATGATCGTTTCTGGCGCCATGTTGAGGGCTCTAATAGCCGAGGGATACAGCGAGTTGATGTCAATGGCACCGACCCATTCGTGGATGCCTTTTTTGGGATAAGCAACATAGGCACCTGCGGCTTGTGTGTCTTCATCTGTGAGTCTCTCTTTACGGTTGGGAACTACTAGTCCACGTTCGTGGGCTTCATTGATGATGGCCTGCTCTGTCACTGCCACAGCACCCATGGTTGTTTGCAACAACACAGTGTTGGCATGTGCCAGTTCATTGGCAAGATCCAAAAATCGTAGCTTCTTGTCTAGCTTGGCCACAATCATTGTGTCTTGTCGGTTGTAGTCAATAAAGGTCTTGAAGTTTTGATTGTACAGTTGATCCAAAGTACCTTCAAACTGTGTCTTGCGTTCTCCCAGTTCGTATTCACCAATGGCATCCAAGCTATAACTATGACGTTCTTCATAGGTATATTTTCTGTACAGTTGCATATAGTCCATGTGTACTCGGCCAATGAGATCAAAGGTCAAGTTTTCGGCACCAAAGCGTTCAAAGGTACGCTGTTTAGGCAGTTGCCCCCATAGGCACATGCGTCGTGTGTCATCTTTACTAAGCACACGAGTAGTACGCATGACAATATAAGGAATATCAAAACCTTCCGAGTTCCAACCTGACAGCACATCAGCATCGTCAATGAGGTCCAAGAAAGTACCAAGCATGTCTTCTTCACGTTCGAATATCAATGTATTTTCAAACTGACCGGCAATCTCTTGCGCAGTTTCCATGCTCATTGACTTGGGAGGTATGACCAAGGTGACCAGTTGATCTAACCAGTCAAGATACACCGAGATAGCTGTGATAGGATTGAAAGGATCTTCAGGTTTAGAGAACCCACGTTCGGGGTCAAAGTCTACCTCAATGTCAAAAAATGCTGTTTGCAGTTTAGGAGCATCTTGTCCTTTGTAGTTCTCTTCAAAGCAACGAAACACAGGGTTGATATCTGACTCATAGATACCTTTGCCTGATTGTATGCGAATTTCTTTGCGGAACTCTTTGTTATTGCGTGTGGAAAATCTTGACACAGAGTTGCCGTAGATACTACGGAACTTGCCTCGAGGATCATCATAGTAGAAGATATAGGTGGCCGGATACTCGCGATACTCTCTGCGGCCATCTAGGCGTTCTACTACATGTATGCGATCGTGCTCACGATCAAATAGTGCGTCTACGTAACTCATTGTTCTCCTGGCGACTTATGGCTCGCGCATACCGTTCTACATGCCCGTAACGTGGGCGATACGCTGTCAACACAGTATTTAAAGAGTTTTACCAACAGTGGTTAAAATAGTTTCCAGCAAGGCATGATCTTGTTGCTCGCGACCAAACTCGGCTTTGTGTGCCAAGCGAATGGCTTTTTTAAGAACACCAGGTTTGATTTCAAGTTCTTCGGCCACTGCTTTGATAGTGTCGTTGAGTCCACCAGTTAATGTTTCAATCTCGTGCATGACCTGCATGCCTTCGTTGATGATTTGTGTAAGTTTGATTTTCTGTTCGCCGTTAAATGTTTTGTCCATCTGGACCTCCTTAGTGTATGAGTTATTATACTATGATTTTTTGAAAAAAGCAACTATATTTTGGCAATAGTAGTTGGCAATATCCTGATGCGTGGGTTGGTCTACTATATGGAAATGATATCTATTAGAGCTTGGTAATCTGCTGGCCAAAGTCCACTGATTGATTTGGGTTTTATATTGCTCAAAGTTGGAAAAATATTTTTGATCTTGCACATTGCCAAATATTGGATTTTCGAATCCTCCTTGATCAAACAAGAATGGTACTGTGTTCTCTCTAAGAGTATACAAAGAACTTTCAATGATGTACTGATTTTTTTGTATTTCTAAATCTAGATCAAATACCACACCATAGTATTCTCGCAATACAGATACGTCTTTGGGTTCAAACTCACAGGTATCGTTCAAGGATACCATGGAGTAACACGCAAGTTCTCGGTTCAATCTATCTGGATCTTGCTGACCAATCCTGCGGAATCTGTCATAGAGATCAGCAAAGTGTGCTGGTTTATTTTTTACTTTTCCCTGTTCTCTTGTGCTACTGGTACCCAACAAAATAACAAAGTCTGCTGACTCCGTGATTGCCTTGTCTACTTGTACTCTTATCAAGAAGTTTGATGCACAGGATATTGAAAGATTTATTACTTCATATTCATTGCCCAGTTGGTGTTGCAAAATCACAGGCCATGGATCTATGTCCCAACCAAAATCTGGACAACCAAAACTGTCCCCGCAAATGTATATTTTTTTCATGCTATCTAAATTTATTGATTATTTCTTCTGCTATAGATTTATTGTGATGTTGGCAACGACGATAAAAATCACCAGACCAAATATAGTCTGTGTTATGGTCTGTGCTGTTCTTGGTCATTGATACAATGTCATCTATACTATAATCTTTCAAAGACTTGATCATGCTCACTATCTTGGTCAGTCGAGTAAGATTGCCTGGGTCATTGTCCCAAGATAGATCAATGCTACCGTAATCAAATATAAG